GATAAATCTAGATTTTAATGCGTTCTTACCGCAGCAGATTAATTATCCCATACCCTTTGAGTAGGATTGCTTTTTGAAACGATTGTCCCAAAAAGTGCTCACACATAGGTGAGTGGCGTAGAAATCGATACGACCTGGGTACAGCACGACGGTATCCTCAGGCGAGTCAACTACAAAAGTGTTCCAGTAATGGAATTTGTCACTATGAAGTAAAGTATCGAGAGTTGGTGAATTGAAGGGCCCAAGAGACATTTCCTGGATTTCTGACTCAATTATCAACTGTGCGTCTACAGAAATGTTAAACATTTCTGCCACCAGCAACCTTGATGCAGTAGTCACGTTAGATTTAACGGACCACTTTGCATTATTATTTACAAGGTTGAGGTATTCTCCTCTCTCATAAGATGAAAGGGATGGGAGTAATTTTTGTATGGATTTCTTCATGCTGTAATTGCAAGTCAATTCTATTAATTTATCAGCAAGAGGGCCCAAAATGGGACAATCAGGCATCTCACACTTGAGACTCAATGCTTTAGCCCGCGTTAACTGACCACGGGTCTTGTCATTGGCAAGATTGTATTGGCGAGAACACCAACCCAATTGGAGGATTGTCTTAATAGGATCCTTGACTAAGCTTTCTTCAGAAGTGAAAATGAGCCCGCAAAACGAGGCTGTACGAACGTCATTATGTCGTATTATTTTAGCAATGAAGCCCAATTTAGTAAACCACTTTGTGCTCAGAGGAGCAGAAGAAACTCCGATACTATCGTCTCCCTCAACAAAGAAGATGACAATAATACCTTGTTTAAAAGCGGTAAATTCAATAAGCATCATGTTACTAAACCCATTAGCCACTGACGTTGACATTTCACCTGACATTCGCTTGGCCAAGATGACACAAACGAATCCAGAAAAGCATAATTTATTTGAAAGCAAAAGCTGTCTGTAAAGAACCATAAATTCTTTAGCCATTGGGAGCATTTTTGACATGTATTCGAACAATTGAACTTCACAAGCTTCCATAAAAGCCCTACAAAAGGAACCTTCAAAGGATTGGAAATCAATTTCAAAACCAACATAACCTAGTTTTGCCATACATTCATTAATTAATGCAGCCCTTTCAGAGACAGGCACTTTCTTTATAAATCTATTATTTTTGAACACTTGCTGTTCAATAGCATGAATTATAGGACCAACCAAACACTTATACTCGTCAAGCCTTGAGTTAATTGTTCTAAATGCTTTGGGTTCACCATAAAATTCCTCTTTGATAAAGGATTCTAACTTGGCCTTATCTATTTGATGATCACGCATCAATTCCTTGAAATCGTGAAGTTTAGTTAGAAGCTCTTCTTTCCGAGCCTCAGTATAAGGAGATTCTTTAAGCCATGTCTCGACAGATACGTCTGATTCAGGACTCAATGGAGTTAGGTTTTTATGGAGCCAATCACTAACGAACGTTTTAAATTGTCTCAATGTTTTCTTGTTGACGGGTGGGGTTATACTACCCACTCTGTGTTTAGCGCCATCAATCTGCGATGCAAGATCATTGTCGTCTGGTTTTATATTACATGCACCATTGTAAAACCAGGCGAGCGTACTACCCATCAATTTACGACGTCCTTCCTTGTGCTTTTGATGGGGAAATATATATAAGGAACGAAGTTGGTGGGGCCTGAGCGAATTTAATTTGTTACGGAACAGCAGGCCAGCGAAATCATCTGTTCTGTAACCGGCAAGCCACTTTGTGACTCCCTTCATTGTTTCATAGAAACGATGTGTTCAAGAATTATATTATAATTCCTGTCCCACACTGCGGCAGCGTAAATCGCATTGCCGATTACATGAGGTAAAGCATCATGTAATTTGGCTTGATCCTCTAATACTCGCACGGCAGAAGCATTTTGGCGAATGTTAGCGGTCAAAGCGGCGTAGTATTGACAGTGGGCAGATCGTTTAGAATGGGCTGCGGTGTCTGAAACAAATGTCATGTTTGTTTCAGGTGGCATGGCCTCATTAAAAATACCAAATGACATGACCATCTCTTCGGAAATCCGTTCATAATGATGCACAATGTAAGCTAATTTCAAAAAATTAGTCAAGCAAGAAACAAAGTGCAAGACAGGAACAAATCGAAAAGAAGTAATTGGTAAATATGACGAAGCGAGAACAGCAGCATCTATAACAGGAGTAACTTTGAAGTACAATTTGAAACCAGCATCAGCACATTTACCCAAGAATCCTAATTTTCTGTTCCTAAAATAAACGTGTTCAACCAACATTGCATCAAGAGTAGTAGCATAATTACGACCATTGGCTGAAAGAACCGGAGTTGGATTTGAAGCAGCAATAGCGGCGTTCAAATTCATCAAAGTTGCTGGTTGGGGCCCGCGAACAGGGCCAACCCAACCAGCCAAAGCTATGGTGTCTTGAATTGGTGTTGTGATGAACACACTTTTTGACGAAACAGAAGTATCCAAAGGATTGGTGAGTGAATTCAAAGTAAATGGCAAAGGATGCACACGGCTTGTGCCAGTGTGAGGGCTAGTTCCAAGGTGGCGAGGATACTTAACAGTGAGTGGTCCATTAGAATTAAAGTTCAAACTATGGAACAAATTAAAACTGGCGCTTCTCACGAGTAAAGTAGCAAGAGTCAAAATGGAAGTAGTACCTTGCATTCCACCAGCCAAACCACCTTGCTGAAACCATGTACGCCATGGGTCAGTCCGGGTTCTTACTTGTGCAATGTGTTGTTCCATTTTGACTTCATTTGTATGAGCAGAAAAATCCAAATCATTGGCGATTTCACAGGATATTTTATTATCCCACTTAAGACCAAGAGCAAATTGGCTGATTGTACGGCCAACTGTTAGCGAAGTGGAGAGTTTTGCGTCTTTCAACTGAGTCTTCAAACCAATGGTGGTGTCAACTTTAAGGCCAACTCCATGTTCTAATCGAAGTTTAGCGTCTTGTATACAAGCTGACACAACAGATGATGATGCTATTGAATTTGCTAATGTCACTGACCTCATTGCAGTTTGACGTGCAACTCGGCCGGCAGTGCTATATACCAACCAAGAGTAAGAATTAACAATGTGAAATCCAGCCACGGTACGATCTTTAATACCAAGTGATTTCACTTTCAACACAGCAACGTTACCCAAGCCTATAGCTTGGCGGTAAGTGAATTTGACAGACTTTGCGGAATACATTTTAACCTTTTGAGCCCAAGATGAAGAGTCACCTCCACACCAAAGGGTAGAAAACAAGCTTTTGAACCAACCCCACCATGATACTGGCTTTGGTTTGGTTAAGACAACTAGCTTGTCATTCAATAAAGTAATTAATTCCATAGTTTTAGTTAGCGTAAGAGAATACTCAACATTCTTCACTTCAACCTTTTTAAGGCGTTCATGAATATTTGCGGCATTTTTCGCATACTCAGTTACAAATGCATCATAATTAGCTTGGGCTGCAGCATTAGTGGCCAACGAATTGGCGTGGGAAGCCCGCATGGCTTCCAATGCTTCAGCAGTACTATTTGTTAATTTTGATATTGATTCAACAGCATTGTTAAGTGATTCAAGGGAGCCCAATTTCTCGTCAAAAGCCTGTTTGGTTACAAAAACAGGTTTTTCATTATCAATGGGTTCAGCAAGAGCAATCAAAGAATTTGCCAATTCACGAGCAGATTCATGTTTATAATCAATTTTATAGATAACAGTATTCCAGTAACTCAATGGATCAAAGGACTGATCTGAGTCACTGTTTTGAGCGTCAGTTAATTGAGTATTAACTTCGGATTTTGTATCTAAATCAAACAATTTAACAGTAGTTTTCTTGTAAGCTTTCAACTCCTTGACGTGATGACTGGTCAAGGTAGGAACAATTGTAGGCACACCATGCATCTCTCTAATATTAAAGAAGTCTTGTTCAAATTCTTCTCTAGAGTGTGTGTTCATATCATATTTGCCAAGAGCAGTAGCTATTTCGCAGTCTTTAATGGAAGAGGGATGATAAACACGCAAGAGAGCTCCCCCAGTTCCGCTCTTGACAGCGGTCCTGGAAAAACAACTCAACACGTGAATCTGCCTGTGTATCAAAGGCAATTCCAATCTCCTGTTAAGGCTAAATGCAAAATAAGTTATAGCTATTTCGACTGCTTTATCAAAAAAATAAAGCATACGAGCTGGCATTTGCAAATTATGACCGGCATAAAAAACACTAGAAGGTGACACCACAGCAGGAGCAAAATCCATAATACGTTCATTAAATTTTTTATTTTTAATGGTAAAATGCTGATTTCTAAGAAAGACGTGGACGACTTGCGCCCAATCATATCCTGAGGTGTAAATTGCCTTAAAGCATATTTTATCGTCATTAATACATGGTACATAAACAGTAGCACGGAACCCAAAAATAGCCAATGTCTTGACTAAATTTTCTGCACTGTAGTAGTATTCAACGTCCAAAACTTCCGAACCAAATCCAGGAGGCAAAGGATAATCAATACCTCCCAAAGTGGCAAATGCAGAAATAAACTCACGTATATACTGTCTTTTGTGACCATCAAAAACACCTGGAAGGCGCTCTCGAAGCAAATATTCAATGACATTCCAACCACACCAACCTCCACCATCAACATTAATTTCAGCATCAGGAGGGAGGTTATAAGTGTAACTCTTCTTATTCTCATCGGCCAAGGTGATGGGAATTGGTTGTGGTTTAGAATGCGTTGCCTTTGACACAAGGGTCGCAGCAACGGGTGTTGTTACAGGGGCAACAGGAGTTTTTGGTACGTAAGCAGTCTTCTCTGTTGACTGGACTGCTGGTTTCTTCCGATCAGGGCGCGGTTTGCTACGTGGTTTGTAGCTTTCACCTCCACCTCCGCATTCATTGAGAACCTTCGCATTATTAAACAACTCATCTAACCGTGCATGATTAAATTTAATCCTATTAGTCTTCGTAACCACAACAATTCTATCGATGAACGAGTTGTAGTTAAGAGGGCCAGAAGGCGTTGTAATACGATATTCTATCCAGAACCGGATAGCATCAACGACGGCATCATAGTTGGGCGAACCAACCTGAACATCTAACATGGCAGCATACCTGGATCTCTTTCTCAAAGTTATAGGAAGTTTGTTTGACAATACAAAGGCCTCATAAGAATCCAAAGCTTTAACCATATGATGCTCCCAATCTGCTTTAGAAACAGATGCCGAGTACTGGCAAGGGAGAAAATAATGATAATCGCGTCTTGAATAATCAATGAGTTTTTGTAAATTTTCGATGTAAAACAAATTTGTAACTTGAGGCCCCGCTTCAAGGAATTTGGCAAAATTAACTATATCATAGCGACTTTGTCTATTTGAAGGGGGGTGAGTAAACCAGTGGTAAAACATATCATACACACCATGTTTAGGCGGGTGAACAGCACAAAAGTCAGCCAAAGCACGTGTGTCAACCATAACACTGACTCCTTGATTTCGGAACAGATAAGTGATTAACATAGAAATATTCCACCAAACTCTGGGCTGATCTTTGAAATCAGGAAAAGTTTTGCTAGCAATAGCCATAGCATCGTCACCTAAAGTATACTGGCCTTGCATAAAAAAATAATGTAAGGCTAAAAAGATGTCTGATTGAGGCATTGTGGGAATAGCTTTGGTTAAACCATCATGAAGAGCAAACTTAACGGCTAATAATTCTTTAAAATCATTACGAATCCGTTGTTCTATACCTTTGACAGCAATCTTATTGACAATCATGGTTTGCCTATAAGCTAATTTGGCCTGAGCAGCCTTGACCTTGTCAGAGGTATCGGAATGGAACTTGCACATGACAATATCGACAACTATCTTTCCTTTACTTAACCTAAAAGAATGAGTGCATGTCTCTACTATCTTGCCAGCGACTTTTGATTTGTGGTTCCAACACAAACCTTGTTTTATGATTCTGGTACCACGAATCACAGTGGTGTGTTTTCGAACCGGGCAAAAAGCAGTTACAGCTTGCTTAAACCCGGCTACATCCTGGACACCCAAGTCATATTTTTTAAATATGAACTTCTTCCTGTTGCGTTCAGCAGTTTTCAACAGGGTGCGCTCAGCTTTTAATTTTTGGTACGCTGAGCGCGCGTCCTCGAGATCTTTCCTTATGACAGGAATGGCCTTTTTCCCCCGCGTTACTGTTGCCCAGGCTGCGTCTTCTGCTGCCCTAGCAACCTCGCTTTGGGTACTCGCGAATCCCGAGGTACGGATTCGTGAGCCTGCATTCGATGCAGGTGAGGCATCTGTTACTGAGACGATGCTGTCTGTGATTTGACCGGTGATGTTGATTTCATTAGTGATGTTTGCCATACTGAATGG